CTTAATGGTGGATATTATCGGGTTCCTCTCTTACAAGTTGTGTACGACTGTAACTGATCGATTAATCGCGATGTACAAAGGTGACGGATTCACTGCTCAGAGTCCTTCGGCTGATCCAATAGCGGGTGTTATCACTCTCCTTGGATTGGTCTTGGGTCTCTGTGTGGCTGACATGTCAACTTTGTCCAAAAGAGCTAGAGAGTTTACATCTCTAGTGACGGCGGGGCTTTCCTCCTCCTTCCTTTTGGCTTCTCTGTTTTTGGTTTTACCATTAACAATTCAAACAGCATTGAAGATGAAGTTTGGAACACAGGAATCTAAGGATCAGATTTTGGTTGAAGACTGGTTGCTGCGGAGTTCTGCAGTGATCAGATTGAAATCTGTTCCCAAGGTTCTTGTTTCCAAAGATTATCATCAATGGTTGAAAGAATTACACAGAGAAGCTCTAGGAATGAGAGGAAAGATTCGAACACCAACTGTTGGGAACATCTTTGTTCGAAATCTCGTTTCGATAACCCATATTTTGTCTATATTGGAGAATTATCAAAACGAGAAGTCGAACAGGGATCTTCCCTACAGTATCCATATCTGTGCCCCACCCGGATATGGAAAGACACTCTTCACTACGAAATTCGTGAAGGATGTCTTCAATGTACTCGACTCAGACATTTACCAGGTGCCAGTCGCCTCTGAATTCTGGGACGGATACATTGGACAGAACCTCATCGTCATGGATGAGTTTCTGGTTGGGGAAGCCGACTCGAAAGTATTGACGGCCAAACAATACTTGGAGTTGGTTTCTACCAAGAATTTCAAGCCTCCCCTTGCTTCTATAGATAATCCAGCAGTTGGATTGAAAGGAACTACGTGTGAAGCTATTGGTGTCATCACCATTAACAACACACCGTACAACAAAGTTCCTAACATTCCACAGGATGCTCTTTGGAGGCGTAGGGAGTATGTCATTGAACTCTCCATCGCTGAAGAATATAAAGATCAATTCGCTAACGGTAAGATTAACCTGCAAGGGTTATCGCAAGATGAAATCAAGTCATTGGCTTGGTTGCGATTTACCCTTAAACCACCAACACCTGGGAATTCCCGGGATATTGCAGGTTTGTCATACGGAGCTATGGTAACGTATCTTCGTAAACATCGTGATGCACATCTTCAAACTTGTGAGAAAGTCAGATTAGGCCTCAATTCTGAATTGATGCCTGAAAAGACCCCACAAGAAATGCTAGATGACACTATCCGAGAGTTGCGCGGGATTCCCTGCGAACCTCAAGGATTAGGTGAAGCGATCTTTTCGTTTTTCGGCGGTGGCGACTTCAACGCTGAAGGCCCTGAAGAACCCACTGACCCAAAGGATGACCGGTCACAACCAACTCCACAAAGAACGGATGAGCGTGCCGAGTTGGAAGTGATCAAAAGTAGTCAGTTTAGGAGACTTTACAATCGACTCAAGAAACTCACAGGTAAAATGTCTGCTGAGAAAATTGAGTCTGTTGTAAAGAACTCCTACGTTGACTACTTAAGTCTCCTAGAAAGTCAGTCGGGTGATTCGGAGCCTGATGCCCCAATCGGAGCCAGGGAAACAAGAAGATACATTCTCTCAATTGCGAAGAAATTCAAAATTGAGCTGGATGTACCCTCTTGTTCAGAGGACGGTTTCGACACGGCCACAGAGGGAGAAGAGGATGTCGTTCTTCTCTCTCAAAAGAGCAACGCCGCAGGCCACATGGTCATTTCCGCCATTGACCATAGTAATGTTGACCCATCACAGCACCATAGGCATTATTGTCTGGGCTTGATTAAAGAGCCCATTCTTAATGCTAGAGGTGAAGTGATGAGACAACATAACGGCCAGCCAGCCATGAAAGAGGTGTGCTGTGGGAAGCAATATACCCATAAGCATAACAAAGAAATGGTCCATTCATTTCTTTGCTCTACATGTGTGGCAAACGGTGTTAAGCCTGATTGGAAGTTTATTCATGGCGGTGGTGATCCTAGATCGACTACCATCATTCCTGAACTACTTCCTGAAGACATGTATTTTGAATACATAGGTGCCCCCGAAGAG